ATCCTTGCCCCGGCAGCATCAGCAGGCACCGGGCAATGCCGTGTCGTCAAGGTGCTGGAGAACGCGGGTTTCACGGGAAACAATCTCCGTGTCGCCTACGGAATCGTGATGCGCGAAAGCAAGGGACAGAACCTCGCCGAAGATTCGCCATGGTATTCAGGTGCGTTAGGCATTTGGCAGATACAGACCTCGGCACATTCAGGTAACAGATGGTGGTCGCGTGCCGCGATGCTGAACCCATACCGACAGAGCGTTATCGTCTACAAGTACATGACGAATAAGGGAACCTACTGGAGACCCTGGGGGCTAACGAGTGATGGGCGTGGACTGGATACTTCGCATTATGGATCGTGGTCTTCGTGGCAGCACTACAACTGGATATGGGCACCATACAAGCGTTACTACGATGCCTTCCCCCAGCGATGTGTCGGCAAGTAACGGTGCGCCCAGCCAGTACGACATCGTTCGTATGGCTGCCTACGCCGGAGCGCGGAAAGAAACATACGACGAGTTGCTAGCAGACCTAACGCAATACGCGTTACACTCTCCGCTAACGGAACGTTCAGGTTCCCGAGAGATTGCGGACTACCTATGGGTAATCATTGCGGAGTGGCAGTCGAAGAGACCACGCTGAGATGCGATGCCCCCGGCTGCCATAACCGAATCGAAGAGGTCGAGTTCCGCATCATGTCAGGGGCAGGCGAAATACACGACTTCTGTAACAAGACTTGCCTACGCGAGTTCATGAAGGGGCTGAAGTGACAGTAGAGATCAACGATCTAGTAGATGAGGCGTACCAACGCGGCGCGGTAGAGGGCTACCGAAAGGGACGCGAAGACGCAGCAGTAGCGTTGCATGACCTGGCTATGCGCGACGAGTGCCGTTACGTTAGGACCGACTGGCTCAACCACGAAGATGGTCAGCGTGAGCGGCCCGATCGCTGGGTGTCGGCGACGCACGCGGTAGGCGTGGCGCGCGGCGAACTCTAGCCAGCCACGTTATCCTCTACCGATAGCCGTCACGAAGGAGAGTCATGTCGAGCAAGCGTACTGCGCTACTGCTCACGGACGAGGTGCACGACCGTATCGTCGGCACGCTACGTCTCGGGAACTACGTCGAACACGCCGCGTCATACGCTGGTATCTCACGGGGCACCCTCTACAACTGGCTGAAGAAGGGTGACGAAGCCAGGGCGAAGCGCGAGAACGGCGCAGAACTCGACGAGGTTGAAGAGCGGTACGCGCGATTCAGCGAAGACGTCGATAACGCTAGGGCTACCGCTGTCGTGCGTAACGTGTCGATCATTCAGCAGGCAGCGCAGACTAACTGGCAGGCGGCAGGCTGGTGGCTAGAGCGCACAGCCCCGCAGCACTACGGGCGACAGATGCGTACCGAGGTATCCGGCCCGAATCAAGGTCCAGTCCAAGTGTCTGTGAGTCGCGACGAACTGATCGAAGAGATCAACCGCCTGCTTGATGTCGCCACAACGGATGATGAGGATGACTCCTGAGCAACTGCTCCGTGAAGCCCCTGCGGAGAAGCGTGACGCGCTCCTAGAACACATGAGCGACACGAGCCTGCTCGCGTTAGCGCATGATCTGCGTGGCGGTGTCGATCCGCGATGGGCGCGCTACCGGAACGATCCTGTCGCGTTCGTGACGCAAGGCTTGGGTGAAGGTGTCTGGAGCAAACAGGTCGAGATTCTAAACTCAGTACGCGATAATAAGCGCACCGCTGTTCCGGCTTGTCACGCACCGGGGAAGTCTCACATCGCGGCTAGGGCGATCGCGTGGTGGATTACCGTCCACGCACCCGAGACAGTCCGTGTCGTTACGACGGCGACGACATTCCGACAGGTCCGGGGAATCTTGTGGCCCCACATCCGGCGACTCCACGCCGCGCACCATCTTCCCGGCGAGGTACTCACAACCGAGTGGAAGATTAACGACATACTCGTTGCCGATGGCTTCTCCCCAGCAGACCATAACGAGACAGCCGTTCAGGGTATCCACGCAGAGAATCTATTGGTCGTGGTCGATGAGGCTGGCGGCATCAGCCCCATTATCGGTAACGCTATCGAGGCTCTGATGACAGGTGGGCACACGCGCCTGCTACTCCTCGGTAACCCACCAACCGACAGCATCAACTCATGGTTCGAGCGCGCCTGCAACAGCGATCTCTACAACGTTATCCCCATCGACGCATACTCCACCCCCAACTTCACGGGCGAGACAGTCGGCCCGTGGGCCAAGAACCTCGTCGATCACTCCTGGGTCAATGACGTTATCCGCGAGTTCGGGGAAGAGTCCCCATTCGTTCAGGCCAGGGTTCACGCACGCTTCCCGCGCACCACCACCAACGTCACGCTACCGATCGACTGGCTGGAGTCAGCAGTAGTGCCTGAGCCTGTGCCCGAGGGTCCGATCCGGCTCGGCGTCGATGTCGCGGCAGACGGTGGCGACGAGTTCGTTATTGCACAGGCAGACGGACTTTGTGCACACATTGTCCACACCTCTAGCCACAACGACAGCGCAGTAGCGGTAGCAGGCACCGTCCTGAACGTTATCCATAAGGCGCAAGAGGAGCATGCCCGGCGTGGCATCAACGAGCCCGTCCGCGTGAAGATCGACAGCATCGGCGTTGGATGGGGAGTCGCGAGTCTCCTCGAAGAGTGGCAACGAGAGAGCCGCCACACCGCACACGTTATCTCGGTGAACGTTGCCGAGCGCGCCTACGACAATACGAAGTTCGCGAATCAGCGCGCCGAGATGTGGTGGAACCTCCGAACCCTCGTACAGCCAGACGCAGAAGGCAGACAAGAAGTAACACTAGCCGTCGACCGGAAGACGGTCGCACAACTCACCGCGCCCACATATCGGGCCAACAGCAGCGGAAGACTCCAGATCGAATCGAAGCAAGACATGAAGCGGCGTGGCGTGAGCAGCCCCGACCGAGCCGAAGCGGTACTGTTAGCGTTGTTCGAGCCACCTAGTAAAGACCCGATGCTCGCGCCCCCGTTGAGCATTACTCAAACGAGTGGATGGATCTAGGAATGAGCAAGCGCGTACTCCTGACTGGCGCATCTGGCTTCGTGGGCTCCCACGTCCTGCGCCACATCCTCACCACGACAGACTACGAGGTAGTCTGCCTCGTGAGTTTCCGCCATCGTGGGCTGACGGACCGGATTCGTCTGGCGACGGATGGCGTAGATGGGTCCTACACGCGGACGCGTGTCATTACTCACGACTTGACGGCTCCTATCTCCCCTGTGCTGGCATCAGAGATCGGCCCTATTGACTATCTCCTGAACGTCGCATCTGAGTCGCACGTGGATCGCTCTATCACGGACCCTGGACCGTTCATTCAGAATAACGTGGCGCTGGTTACGAACATGCTGGACTATGCCAGGGCTTATCCGGTGGAGAAGTTCCTCCATGTGTCTACGGATGAGGTGTATGGTCCTGCTCCTGCTGGTCACGCGCATCGGGAATGGGAGGACCAATACTTCCCTTCTAACCCTTACTCGGCTAGTAAGGCGGCGCAGGAGTCGATCGCGTTCTCCTACTGGCGAACCTATGACATCCCGGTCATCATCACTAACACTATGAACATTATCGGTGAGATGCAGGACACGGAGAAGTTCATCCCCATGACTATCAAGCGTGTCCTTGCTGGCGAGGCAATGCAGATTCATGCTTCGCCTACCGGGGAGATTGGCTCTCGTTTCTACCTTCACGCGAGGAATCAGGCAGATGCGCTGCTGTTTGCGCTAGGCCAAGACACCCCGTGTTACGGTGATGCTGGTGTCCCCGCGAAGTGGCACGTTGTTGGTGAGCGTGAGGTGGATAATTTGGAGATGGCGCAGATGGTTGCCGATTACGTCGGTAAGCCTCTGCGTTACGAACTCGTGGACTTCCACTCTTCCCGCCCAGGACACGATCTGCGTTACGCGTTGGATGGGCAGAAGATCGCTGAGGCCGGGTGGAAGGCACCGCTCTCCCTAGAGGAATCTCTGGAGCGGACCGTGAAGTGGACGCTCGCGCGCCCGGAGTGGCTGAAACTCTGATATGGCTTTCTAGGAAGTCGGGTCCACCGGATCTACGAGTCGGTAATGTGCCGGATCGTTCTCAGACCATCCCAGGTTCATGTGAACTGTGGATGACTGGTTTGATACGTTCACGAATCGCATAACGTAGATCGTATTGTCGCGCAGGGTGTGTATCTTCTGTTGCGTGATATCCCCGCCAGCCTTAGCGGTGTTACCCACCAGTTCAGACGCGATAGCGGTGCCGCCTGTGACTGCGCTGGCAGCCGATAACGATGCCGCAGCGGTGTCAGGGAACTTCCTATTCAGGTTCCTAGGGGTGATGTAGCCGAACTGCGTCACCGTGGCGGGTGCTTCTAGCAGAGTCGCGCGTATCTCAGCCTGGTCGCTAGCGATGTCGTAGAACTGGAACTCCACCTCAGCATCGTTAGTGTCAATCGCGAAGTAGACAGAAGCGCCAGAACCGACCGTGAAGAACTCGCTCATCAGGTAGACGAGTCCGCGCTTGGCTAGGCCATCGCTGTCCGTCGCTGCCTGTTGATATGTGCGCTTGCGCCAGTAGTTCGCCATACTCCTAGTCTACGCGGGGATAACGCGCTTCGCGCCGCGCTCCTGATACAACTTCTCCGGTGTTACCTCGCAGAAGTTGCCCGTGATGATGTCCAGATACGGCACGACTCTAGGTGTGCGCTTCTCAATCACAACGCAGGACTGGTATTGGTCAATCCGCATGACTTCCTCTATCGGTAGCCATGAGTCATCTTCCAGGGCGAGGTCACGCGCCAGCATCATGACCATCTCTACGTTGTATCCCTCGTAGATGTGGACGCCACCAGCGCGTAGGAAGGGCCAGACGTAGGGCTGCATCGTGGAAGTGCGGTCGATAACGACATCCAGCCACATTCCGTTCAGGCACTTACGCACTTCTTCCGACTGCGTTACATCGCATGTAATCACTTCTAGGCCAGGAATCTCTCGGCACGCAGGGTTGATATCCATTGCTATCACCGTGGAACCTTCTGGCAGCGCTGCGTTCCACACTTCCACATCCCCGCCGTTACCGATACCTACCAGTAGCATCGTCATCGGGCGCACCGGAATCACGCGATCGAACGCGTGAACCGTTGCCTCGTTATGCACGGAGACAGCGCCAGGGTGATTCAGCCAAGTATCGCGGAAGCCCATGCCTCCCCCATCCCACTAATGTCGAACTTCTGCGACACAATCTCTCGCTGCCTACGCGCCTCTTCCCTGCGTACATCGGCATCGAGTAGTTCTGTTGCGTGGTCGCGCCACTCATCCGGCGTTGCCGCGAGCCTGCCCACTCCTGCCGCATGGAGCATCCTGTACTCCTCAGTAGGTGTGGCGATGAAAGGGATACCCGCTGCCGCGTACTCCAGCCCCTTCAGGTAACTCTTCGCTTCATTGAAAGCGTTACGCACCAGCGGTACGAGCCCCACATGGAAGTTCTGCAACATCTCTGGAACGCCGCTGATGGTCTTCATGGAGGAAGTCTGTACTGCCTTCAGGCCAGCACGGATGGCGAAGTGGCGTGGATCGCCTGGAATGTGCCCCGCATGGTGAACCGTTATCCCGTGGTCTGCGGTGAAACCGGGAAGCCACCCGGATAACAGTTCGATGTCCCCGGATCGCCAGAGCGTGCCGCCCAACCATCCGTAGACGGGGCTGTCAGGCTGATAGACGGGCGAGAACCGCTCAGTCTCCACCGCATTACGCACCAGCCTTACATCGCGGCAGCGTCGCCCGTAGAAGTCCGCGAGAAACGCGGTGCTAACAGTAACGTGATCGGCCTGGCGTATCCCGATCTCGTACCACATCCTGTTATTCGCTGGATTAGTGTGCGGATTAGTAGCAGCGTGAGCGATGTTCTGCTCATCCATGGAGAAGTGGAAGTCGTCTATGTCCACGACTACGCGCTCGCCTTTAGCCTGCATCACCTGGAACAGGTGCGGAACGCTAGCGTGCATCATCAGTTTCATTACAGAGATATCGAAACCGAACAGCGCCCCATCATCCTTCGCCATTCCGATACCGTGATCATCTACTGGGCGAGGCTGCCCCACCAGCGCCTCGTAGCCCATCTCCGCGAGAAGCCTGCCGGGGAGAACCTGACGGTAGTACGCGCATCCGTTAGCCTCCGGTGGATCGACTTGATTGTTCCAGTCACCGCTGATGAACGCGATGCTAACGCTGGACGTACTTCCTGTCTCCTGTCGCGTGCTGGCAGAAGCATCCACCGTTGGGCCATTCGCAGCGCGCGTGCCGCTTGATCGCCTCTTTCTCTTGGCCTTCACGATTCAGGTCCCCTCCGGTAGCACACGAATGGCAGATCACTCGAACGTATCCTTCCTGCGCCGTTCCATCTCCTCGAAAGTTTCACGCAAACGCATCGCTTCCGCGATACCGACATAGCCGTGCGCGTCCTCATAGTTGTCGAGGTGTGACGGATCGACACGGGAACGTGAACACTTCAGCAGCACCATCATCCAACCGACATCATGCGGCGTAACTCGCGCACCGAGGTAGGCAGACCATAGCGCAGCGATACGCTCGATGTTTGGGCCGACTGGCCCGTAGTGTTTCGCTCTCTCGTCGAGAATCTTGACGTTAGCCATGGCGCTCACAATACGGCAACATCAGCGAATCTCTGCTGCTCTGTCATTACGAATGTCAGCATCCCCGGCTGCGACACATCACCCGTCGCTACTCGCCAGTATTCGCTACCGCCATCGAGCGCGGGAGCCTGCGTCCACAGGCAAGCCCCCCAGTCCGCGACACGGAAGTGATGGTAGTGGCCCGAGACGAGAACGTCCGCATCGCCGATCGGCTGCCTACCCGCTGCCTGCTTCTCCCACCATGAACGCAACTTCGCCTCAGCGTTCGATCCGTTACGCGACAGGTGGCCGTGCGTGATACCAAGAATCCAGCCAGCGGAAGGGATCGTGAGCGTCAACGAATCTCGCGCGACAACGAAACGGACATGCCCGTATGCCTCGGGATTCGCAGCAAGAATCTCGGACACCTGTTCGACGATCGCCAAGTCCTCGTTATCCTCGACCCCGGTGTACGCCTTCCCACCAGCGTTACGGTTCTCGCCGTGATTGCCGCCGACAGCGGCGACCGTGATCGTCTCGAAATGCTTCGACCATGCCTGAAGCGCGTCAGTCAGGAGCCGTCGCGTCACCTTCACCTGATCTCTGCGGTTCAACTCGACGGCGAACGTCTGCGATGGGTAATGCCCGATGCATCCTTCGACGCTATCGCCAGTCCAGAGAACGTTCAGGTGCCCGACCGATCTGCCGATCTTACGGAGTTCCTTGGCTCGCTCGATCACGGCATCTCGACAGTCGATGATCCTGGCGATCGTACCCTCAACACCATCGCCGTCAGCCTTGCCGATCTGCCAATCAGCCAGGACAACGTTCAGCGTCGCGCTTCCTTCATAGGTGCGCTTCTTGGGCTTATGCTTCATCGCCTCTGCGATAAGCGGTTCGATATCGACAGTCGCGTGAACGCGTCGAATCACCTTCGCCTTGAACTGCCGATTCAGTAGACCGTCTTCGCCGCCCCACGAATTGAACAGGACAGGCTCAACGATCTGAAACTCGTCAGGGTCCAAGTCCCAGGCGCGGAGAATGTTCTCCCATTCGGGGTCTCCCTGAACCGCTTCAGTCGTTACGGTTCCTTCGCTACCTAGCCACTCTACTCCCGGTAGCCACTTCCGCTTCCTTGCCGTTAGTTCTTCTGCCGATTGGATTTGTTTCGTGAACTCGTCCTTCAGGCCCACTTCTACTCCTGCTGGCTCAGAGCCTTACACCTAGGGCACGTGATTCGCCAGGGTGCCGTCACCAGTTCTGCAAGCAGTTTGTTGCAGCGCCAGCAACGTGGCCTCTCGGTTGTCTTCGTTCCCTTCCCGTAGGCATCCATCAACGCTCCACAACGGTCGTGAGCGATAACGTGAAGAGCGGCCTATCGTTATCGTCTGTACCGACTGCATTGATGGAAGAGTTCTGACTCACACGCAGAAATGTTACACCGCTGATTGCCTCATCCGTGATGTTCGTGAGCGTGTCACGCACATCCTCAATCAACTGCCGCGCTGCCGGGTAATCGTTGCGTGTCGCGCGAACCATCACCTGAACGCTCGGGCGCTCCAGCGTCGCCGCGTTATCCCGCATCACTTCCAGCGGCTGCTCACCCGCATACTCATACAGGGCCACACACACATCGGGCGAATTCGGCATCAAGCCAATGAAGAGATTGACACCCGCAGTAGCGACACTCGCGCTCTGTAACCTATCCGCTAACGCTTCCAGCATCGGTCACTCACTTCCCCTGAAGCATTTCGTCTACGCGACCGCGCACACCGTCCACGAACTTCTTCTTGTGCGCCATGACGGGAATCTCCAGGTACTTGTAGGACTTCCCGGCAGAGTGCGTCATGCCCGTGCCCCAACGACCACCAGAGTTAGTGGGAACCTCATGCACGATCAGCGCGTACGGCGCAGCGATACCGCCATAAGTGATCTCGACAGATGCTTTCCCGTTACCCGTGTTAGGGGTTTCTACCCTGCCGGACGCACGCAGATTGCCAGTATCGACGGGAACGATCTTCTTGGACTCGTTCAGCACGACAGTCGCTTCTGCATACATTGCCTGAGCAAGTATCTTCTCACCACCATCGACGCGTTCCGTGATCTTGATGAGTTTGTCCATGCCGCGAAGTTGTATTCCGACTGTCGCCATCAGACATCTCCTACTGCCGTCATGCCTGCCGTGTCCCCACGTGAACGACCGTATGATGCGCGCCGTTCTGGTCGTATGGCGTATCGACCGCCACGATGATCGGCTCCGCACCATCTTCGAGCCGAATCTTGTAATCCGTCGTCACCGGGAACACGCC